AACCCAGCCACAGCCTTAGCCAACGCAGCCTCAGCATCAGCCACACCCTGGTTCGCCTCCGTCAACGACTGACCAGCCTTCACCGAAGCCTTCTGCGCAGCAGTGAACGCCTTCTGTGCAGAGTTACTTGACTTCAACGCATCCGTATATTCCTTCAACTTCTCCGTAGCAGTCTTCAAAGCCTTAGCGACACCACCACCGCCACCCCCTCCACCGCCACCCCCTCCACCAGCCAACGCACCATTCAATCCTCTAGCCTGTTCAGCAAGTCGATCAGATTGTGCGCCACTGATTCGGGTTTGTTTAGTTACCCCAACTAACCCTTTGCTCAAATCATCCATGTGCATTCTTGAAGCTTGTATTTGCAAATCAGTCATCACCAAATTGTTTGATATATCCTTTTGTGCTTGTTTGAAACCTGGGACAAGTTGGACAAACCCCAAAGTCAAAATCACTAAAGCGTTGCCGGCTTTCTGTGCCATAGCGTTATATTCATGGACAATCGACGCAGCCCACAACTTTACATACGCGCCAAACACTCCCATCTTTGACAAAGCAATACCTAACGATGCAACAAGACCCTTCTCGCCGATGTTGTCAGCGAATGCCTTGATACCAGGAACGAGGTTTTCGTTGATAAAGGTCACGAACGTCTTGAACACAGGGAGTAGAACAATGCCAATCTCAGTTGCAGCATCACTCAATGAAGCCTTCAAGATACGCATCTGGTTGGCAAACCCATCAGAGGTTCGAGCGAAGTCGCCTTGCGCCAAACTTGTATCCTTGAGAATCAAAGCGTATGCAGCTTGTGTTTTTGCATTGATGTCCAACGCGCCTTTGCCGTCGTACAAACCAAGAGTCATTGCCTCTTGTTTCAATCTTGCATCGTTGATTGCAACACCGAAACGTTTTAACGGTTCAGTCTCACCAGACAAACCTGAACGCAACGCTTGGATCGCATCTTCAATACCGGTGTTATTGAATGATGCCAAGTCAGCAGCCAAGCCAATCAACGTGGTTGACATCTCAGCTGCTTGGCCTTGACCAGTACCAAATGCCTGCAACAAGTTTCCGAATGTTCCGGTTGCTTCTAACGCAGCCTGCTTTGTGATACCAAACGATGTGGCAGAAGTTTTTGCAAAATCGTTAACGACATCGGCTGATTTACCGAAGACAACATTGACCTTGGATTGCGATTCTTCCAAGTTGGAAGCCATCTGAACCAACTTCAACGATGAAGCAGCAACGGCACCAAAGGCTGCTGTGCCTGCAATCGCCATTGTCTTGAATGATGGAAGGACAGAGCCAAGTTTGCTCCCCATCCCACCTAGATCATCGCCAACCTTCTTGATGCCTTTGGTTGCACCAGCAATGTCAGAAACAAACTTGACAACAAAGGTACGTTCGCCAGCCATGCAACAATTCTAGATGACATCCTGACTGGCCAAGCGCACAGCTTCCCTGTACTCGGCAACCATCACACGGAAATCATCTGCCATTGCCTTCCACATCGCCTGACCTTCTAGATGTGCATATCGTGTTGAAGGCTCGCCTGCATCCCACCAAGCATCGTCCATCTCAACACGAACAGTGCGCCTGCGTCGAGGCTGAGCAGACTGACGTGGTGACGCTGGTGTTGGATTGATTACAGGTTGGTAATCGAAGTTCGTGTCAATGAATGCACCTGATTGTTCGTGGAACTCGAACGGCTGATCTGGTGCATGTTGTGGAAGGTAGAAGATACGTGCAGCATCTTTGGTTGCAGGGTCACCAATAAGGTTGAGTCGTTCATGCAACTCAGCCCACACAGCTCGCCACAGCTCTGCCGGTACACGCTCAGCGAGTGGCAGAACCAAGTGGTAGTGAGGGTCATCTAGTCGATGCGAATACGTGGAATAGGCAAGATACTCAAACCCGTCCAGGTTGGCGTTGGCAAATGATTCACCGTCCATGTCAACCACCAACGCTTCAATGAACCTGATCGCAGTGTTACCGCGAGTCCTACCTGGGTAGTACTCAACAGGTGACCACAACGCACCATCAGATTTGTGTGCGTTCTCCTCATGGTGCATCAATCGTTCTTTGAGGTCAACCCAATTAGAGGCGAACGGCTTCGGTTGAACAGACTTAACCGAATCAAAATAGACAACCATGAACGCCTCCCTATCTACAGGGTAGCGAACCCCGAGGCAAAGTCAAGCACTATTTGTGGGGGTATCAGCCAGTTGATCCAATACCTTCTGAATGGCACCCAGATATGCGTCAGCTATATCCCCCTTGTGTTTGCGCACAGTAGGCCAGAAGAAGTACCCAGACCGTCCTCGATGCCTCAAGAATTGTCTAGTGGTAGGACGCGCCCCACCACCAAACTCCGCACCAAAGAACACGTCACCCCTGGTCACCTTCCGCTTCACCCTGCGTCCAGTGTCAAGGTTGCGAGAAGAAGTGAACTTTCTTGAAGTTGATTGGAACGCCGAGTTCTCATCAAGTTTGATAGTTGGGACACGATCACGTCTTGCTCTCATCCCCTTCATAACTTCCATCGCTTGACGATTACGAGTTATCGAAGCAGCTTCAAACTTCGCTGCAACAACCAATAATTCTGCAACATCTTGTGCGGCGATGCGCAAGTATTTGTTGAACAACGGATTGGCTTTAGATTCCGCCCTCAGATATTCGGTGATACCGAGTATCTGTACCGGTGCATCGTTCTGAATGTTTGAACGAAATGTTCCTGCACGACTTGTGCCTGTGACTGGTCGTGCCATGCAACCGATACTACTTGCCTAGATGAATGGCTCTCCATCGAAGGTACGCCAACATTGTGAACAGCATTCGTGGTTCTTCTGCCAGCAACACTGAAGGTGCAATTCCTGTCTCGCAAGCGAGATACGAAATTACCCAGTGGGCTGACTGATCCCCAAAGGGACGATCACTGCGTCTGCGCTGTCTCCCACTTCGAGTGCTTCAATCTCATTGCACCAAGAATCAAAGTCCAAACCTGTCTTCTTCAACCGATGTTCTGCATGCCATCCAAGGTATGCAAGATCAGTCAATGTGAGTTCGGCTTCAAACTTGGCAACACTGCGATTGTATTTATTTTCAAACGCAATGAAGTCTGGGAATGCAGCAACGATTGTTCGTTGCTTGCCATCTAATGCACTAGTCAAACTGAGTGCGATTTTCATTCTTTACCTCCGCAGGTAAGGGTTGGAATTATTTGAACTACGCGCCAGTTCCAGTCTTGGTGATTGCACCAGAGATTGGGAAACTGATTGACATCGTTGCCAAGTCACCAATGGCACCCTTGACCATCTCATGCGCAGTCGGCAGAACCGAGAACGCATATTGTGGATTGCTAGACGAAGCAGCAGCAGTGCCATTTGGCTTCACTGTCATCGGTACAGCAGTACCAGCAGTGAACGCATCGAAGAACAACTTCTCAATCGTTGGGTAGTCCTGTTGCAATTCCATTGTGATCGAGTTATCAATCAAGCCTTGGATGCGAGTCACAGCTGACGAGCCCATCGAAGTTGTAGCAACCTCAGCTGCACTGGACGACAGAGTTATGGATGTGACGTATTGGCTGATGTCGGTTGCAGCAGTACCGTAAGTGACTGCGACATTCGTGAGGACTTGCTTTGCCATGATTCTGCTCCTGGCCTATCGGCGTTCGAGTTGATGTCTGCTCGGCTGAGCCGATGCGATAACACTACACGCCACAAGCAACCTACGGCAAGGGGTCAGGCGTACACCGTGACAACGAAATCAATCGCCAAATAAGTAGCATCATTCGCTTCAAGGGTAGAGATGTTGTTCGCAGACTCAACAATCAAATCCTGCACAACCCCACCCAAAGTCCGATCCGACTCAATCGCCTGACGAATAGAAGTAGCACCCTTATAAGACAGATAGCCATCCAATAAAGTTTGTGCAGTACGCTCAGCCGAACGACCCACCACAACACTGACCGTGAACTGATGAGTAATCAAACCCCCACCCATAGCCCCGTTGTACTGAATCGAATCCAGCAAAGGCCAAGCAAACGGGGTGTTCACGTTGTCAGGCTGATAGGCGTAAGCCCTCAACCCTGACACAGTTGCCAGGTTCGCAGCCAGACCAGCCTTGATCTGGGAGACGGTGGTGGTTGAACTCATGCGAAGAGACGCATGCGTCGGTAGGGCTCGACGAGCTGTGCCACGTCAGGATCGAGCGCACGGCTCACTCTGATTGCGCCCATATCGCCAAATCCGGCCACGCCGAGTGGCGAGTCGTATCTCTTAAAAAGTCTTGATGCCTGAATGATTGTTGCCTGCGTCACCGGCTCAGGTACATACGGCCAGCCAAACACTGCTGTTAGTTTGACTAATGCTTGCGAACCATAGTTGGCATTCACAGTTGGAAACAGGTAGTCACCGACTGCACGAATCTTGTCAAACGCCCAAGTGATGCCATCAAGATCACCGTTCAATGGTTCCAACTGCCAATCGGTAGGAGTCCATGTTGTATCGAATACACCATCAGCGTTCGTTGAAGTTTGTAAGGTAATCGCAGTCCCAGAGAAGTCATCAACGGAACAGAAGAACGAGTCCTCTGCTTGAAACACACGACTGGTCGCAGAACCAGCAACCCAAAACTTTCGGTTGCAGTAACCATCAATTAGACGTGACGCTGCACCGGCACAATTATCAATAAGTTCGTCGTCAATAGTGTCAGCCGTGCCAATGCGCAAGGCTGCTTTGATCTGATTGCGTGTGGTATAGCCGTTGGTGATTGCCATAGTGTCTCAATACTAGTTCACCACAATAGGTGGGAACTCTTGACCTGGCACAATCTCAAACTGGTTTATCAAACTTCTAAACAAGGCAACATCAGCCTCGCCCTGTGGGTGGGCTTGAAACGATACTGCTTCAGGATGCCGCCAATGAATGAACCTATTGGTCATATCAAACTCAACTCGCAGTTCAGCCTTCCTAAACTCCATCCACTGAATCCAATCGGAATACATGGATCGTCTAGCAGGATAAGCCAAATGAACTTCACGTTTCATAACTGTCATCCCAGACATCGGATTACTTACCGAACCAAGGATCGTTTGATAGCCATCAGGATTGGCTTGGAATAACTCACCGTGCTGAGTACGTCCAGCAATCGAAATGACATCACAATCCCGATCCAAACCAACCAACGCATCGGGCAACATAATCTGATCAACACCTGTAGGCACAACC